CGTTGAGGGCTTCTTCACCGAACTCAGTTGTTCCAGCTTCAGTAGCCGTGTAGATGCTTGCAGCAGGAGTGCGGAAAGCAGCAGGGACATCCGAAGGACCAGCAGAGTCAAGCCAGTCACCAAGACCACGCAGAGCGTAGGCAGTGTCTGTGCCGTTTTCTACTGCACGATCATTAGCAGACGCAAGAGTTGCTTCGATGTCGCGCTTGAGTTCACGGATGCTCTTAGCTTCGGCTTGTGCAATCTTAGCAGGGCCAACGCTGTCAACCGCTTCTTGCAAGTCAGAAACTTGGAAGTCGCGGCGGAACTTTTGAACGTAGTTGCCAAGACGAGCACGACCAGCAAACTTGTCGGTGAATGTGCCGACGTCAGCAGCTTCGCGGATACCTGCAGTTACAGGATCAGAAAGGCTGTCAACAGTCCACTCAACAAAAGTTGCGTTGGCTTTTTGCTTGTTTAGCGAGGAAAGGATCGGAGTTTCTTCGGGAGCGAGGATGGACAAAACATCTGTCAAGTCCTCACGATTAGAAACAGCCGAACCCGGATTAGTGGTATCATATGTATTTGAGAATGCCATTGTATTATTGGGTTATCGATTTTGCATTTGTAAGGTTCTGAGAGTTACGAAATCACTCTTGTTGCCTGATGCGCTGAATCGTTGCCTGATGTCTTTTAACTTCTTGACCTGTGGACTAGCCTTACGCTCGGCTTGTGCTCCAGCACCCGTAGGTTGCTTGGGAGGATTAAGACGTGCGCTCTTGGCTGGCTCTTTGATTTCTCTACGACCATAGATACTGTTAGCGGCGTGAGCCATGATGTAAGGGAGTTGTGCCGACAAATCTGGCGGCAGGGCTTCTTCTAGTTTAGAGAAGCGTGGGTCTCCTATCATAGCCTCGTATTGCTTACGAGTGTCATTGTCTTCTCCTTGCATCCAGCTAAGTTCCTCGGTTGCTTTTGCAGTAAAAGCTTCCTTGAGTTGCTTACCTTGTTGCTTGGTTTGAAGGGTCTTGAGTTGTGCAGGGAGGAACTTGTCGCGGCTCTTACGTGCATTGAGCAAGCTCTTACGCACATCTGCCTTGGTTAGTTCCTGACCTTCCACTTCCGTGACGACATCTTCTGGGCCATACCCGTCAGCATTAAATAGGACATCTTCAGCCCATTCAATGATACCATTTACTTCGTCCGCTTTGTCTTGAATACCTTCCAAGGAATCAATGTTTCCATATGGGTTATTCTTTACCTCTTGCGTCCCTTTCAGTGGGTCATTGTCGGCTTCTGCTAGGCTGGCTCGTAGCTTGGCTAACTCCTCTTCAGCAGCTTTACGCTGTGCAGTGAGTTTACCAAAGCGTTCGACAGCTTTGCTTCCTAGTTTTTTGCCTAGTTCGCGTAAGTCCGCTTCGGACATTTCGTCAAGGTCAATCTGTGAAAGAACATCTTCGGAGGATTCTGATTCTTCTGTCTCTTCCGCAGAACTCTCATCTACGTCTTCAACAACTTCTTCAACTTCTTCCTCTGATTCAACTGATGGTTCTTCTGGAGAAACTTCCTCCGAGGAGACTTCCTCTGGGGCTGTTTCGGGAGAACCACCTAAGCGTCGAGCGGCTAACTCGGACACTGATATATTTGCTGCCACCGAACTTGGTTCCGACTCGGCGTTATCGGTTGAGTGATTATCTGTCATGTTATTTGTCCATCCGTTTACGCTGGATGATTGCGATAAATTTATAATAACACGCTACACAAGAGCTTCCTGGTGGCGCATGCGTAACGCCTCCCAGTTCACCATCTTGAGGATGTCGTCATAAGCTACGATGCGGCCAGCAAGCTGTTGTATATGCTCTGTGCTAGCGGCTCCTATATCACCGATTGCTTCTTCTCGTGCAGCCTCGATGGACTGAATGAAGCGTGCAAATGTCTCGTGATTACTGAGGGCTTTAATGTCGTCTTCCATGTATTACTGCTGTATGTTTTGAGTTTGAACTTCGCCCATCTGTGCGGGGGCTGTGCCTACACGACCAATCTGTGCGTTCTGTGCTTGCTGTAGCTGGAACGTGTATTGGCCCGCATACTTCTGTAAGCGTCCAGCAAAGGCTTCATCACCCTGTGCGCGTTGTGCTACGTCTGGCTGGCTAGCGTATTGCTGGATGACCTGTAGAGCTACCTGAGCACCATTAGGACGTGCTGGCATCTCAATACCTGCAAAGATCTTAGCTAGGTCGTCCGTTACTTGTTTGACCACTTGCTCTTGAGCTTGGTCTCCAGGCTGCATAACCGCGTCCGCAAGAACAGGATCAATGCTAGCAGCAGCGATTTCAAGGAGGCGGTCGATGCTGATACGGCCGTTTCGATCCAACTGTGTAAGTGATACAAGCTGGTTAAGCTTCTTTTCTTGAGAATCTGGGTCAGTGTTGAGAACGTCATAGCTAATTAGGATGTCGAAGTTTTCGTCTGGGTTGCCCTTATCGAACTGCTGTGGATCAGGACTTCCAGTGACACGGAAGAAAATACTGTCTGGCCCAAAACGCTGGAAGCACCGATAAGCCAAACGTAGAACCTCAGCGCAATGCTCAAGGAACTTGTCTACGAGGAATTGCCTGCGTAGTTGGCTCATTGGGTCTTCCATATCCAAACCAACCATTGCATCAGCCTGACGCTCCATGGTTTGCTCCATCTCAACAGAGCCACCGTTGTAGGCAGGGGTTGGGCCAAACTCAAACTCGCCTTTACGACGATACGGAATCATCCGACCAGGACCCCAGTCCTTGGGACTATTGCCCACTGGGTGCATAATCGGAGGAAGGGTGGCAATGCTGTTACGATCAATTCGTGAATCACGTTCAATCTTAACTTGGTGCTGTATGCCACGGAGAATGTCAGGGATGGTCTGTGCGTCATAGAGACGCTTAGAGTCCTCAGATAGCTTGGTAACAACTACGGGGTAGTCTTCGTAGCCATTCATCAACTCAAACTTCGCGTAGGATGGAATGCCTAAACCATCATCTCCGTCAAAGTCTTTGTGTATTACGGTCTCGTAGATGCCCTCAGAGCCGTCCTCTGGATCAATGAGGCGTTGGTATACATGGACTAGCTCAATCAGCTCATTGGCCTCGTAAGCGTTGTCTGTGAGGCTTGTAGAGCGACGACCTTCCTGCTCACGCTCAATGCTATCAATGTTTACTCCACGATACTTATCAATGACGTGATCAACAAAGTCAGAGTCCCAGCCATCAGTTACAATCTTGTTCTCTAGCTCTTGCGCTGTGTAGTAGGTTCTCCAGAAACAGTATGGTGCACGCTGTGGATCTGTAACAGACGGAGGGAACATGAAGTCCCCATCAGGAGCTAAGGTCTTAACCTCAGGGGCATCCACTTGACGGCGGACAACTGGTAGTTCTGCTGCACCACTCTTTCGTAATTCTTTGATTGCACGCTTGGCCTTCTTGGTTGTAACGCCGTCAAATGTAGCCCGAAGTAATTCAACTAGCTCATCATCATTGTCGCCATTCAAGACCATCTCCGCGAGTTCTGGAGACATCTGAGCAATCTGATTTAGATCTAGTTTTTGCAGGAAGCGGCGATCCTCTCGGTGCCAGCCTACGTATGTAATAAGGATGCCGCGTTCTAGGAAGTAGTTAGCCCCTAGCTCCATCTCACGAGCAAAGCGTGGAATGTAGCCCGACGAGACCATCCACTTCATGAAGTTAGAAACCACCTTAGAGCGAGCAATGTCGCCTGCCTCTACGGGGAAGGCTCGGACGTTGGCACGCTTCATCGAGGAGATGAACAAAGAAACCAGCTTGGTCACACGTTCATCAATGACATGACTCTCCATGTCGGCTGCACCCTCCCATGGGAATGCGTCCGCACCATGCTTTCGCAGGTCACGGCTTTTCCCTGGCCACCAGTTACGGCGGTCATCATAGGACGTGCGACATAGATCAAAGTAAGCCTCCAGCTCTACAACGGTTTGGTCGTAGGCATATCGCAAAGACTTGACGTTGGGTTTCTTGCTTACGTATGTAAGCTCCTCGAAGTTTGAATCGTCAGGCATATTAAATAT